GGTCTTGATCCATCTTTGTGGCGATTGAGTTACCGAGAACAGTACCCAATTCTTCAGCAGGATTACCTGCGCCCATTGCAGCAACGTCAGTCAATACAACCTGCGCGCCAACTTCACCAACCGAGATGGTTACTGAGCTAGTGCTAACAGTTGTAGAAGACATGTCAGTGCCTTCGGTCAAATCAGCGGCAGCAATCGCAGGATACTTAGGTACTTGGATTGTTTTGCCAGCGTCAGCGCCGATATCGTATCGAGTAACCAAACCCATCATCAAAGACTGCTCTTCAGCAGTGAATCGGGCTTGCGCGATAATGTTGACGAATAGATCGTCTAGGGTTGTGCTAGTAGTAGCAGCCATTGTGTTTCTCCAAAACTAAAAAATGGTTAATTCGGTCACTTCGCCTTCTTCAACGCGGCATATGCTTCCTTGCCGCCGTTGTTCCAGTTTTCGACCATATCAGCCACCGATACAGGCTTCGGAGTAGAGCCACCAGCGTTACCCTGACTGCCCGCCCCTCCACCGGAGGCACGAACAAAATGCGGATTAGCCGTTAGGAAATCGACCACAAACTCATCTACCGATAGTGGGTCGCCGTTTCCGTTATATCGCGGTGTTCCAGAATCATCGAGTACCTCGACCCCACCATCTTCGGCTAGTCGAACTCGGTTCTTTAGTAACTGCGATACCTGATCAGGCGATACTGCGTCATGCTTGCTCGCTGCGCTTAACAATGATCCATCGACCAATGTCTCCTGCAACTTCTGCTTGTACGCCGTGATCTCTTGATCTTTCTTCTCGACGGTCTGCTTTAGGATCGACTCGAATTCGCCGCGTTCTTTCTGGCGTTCTACTTCAGCCTGTTCACGCTCTTGCATGATTTTACGGGCTTCATCTAGGTCGATGCCTTCGAGTTTCTTTTCCGCTTTCCTGCGTTCTCGCGCTATGCGATCAGCAACAATGCGGTCTAGTTCCTCTTGCGTAAACGTCTTATTGTCCTGAGTGGTTTCGGTCGCCTCAGTCTCGACACTTTCATCCATGACTTCTTCGCTCATGTAACGATTATCCTCTAATGAGTAACACGCCGAGTGTAACCCATAGAGTTATGTTCAATCCATTACTTTTTCTTGCCCGACTTCTTCTTCTTTTTCCTTTTCATCTTCGATTGCGGGCTGTGGTAATGACTTGGCACGTTTCTTTCTCCCTTTAGGCTTCTCAATTGGCAGCAATTCATCAATCACTGCGTGTAATTCTTTAAAGTCATCAGCCTCGGTATCCGGTGCAGCCGCTTCTAGCGGTTCGATCAGTTGCCGAATAGCCGGGGGGATGGGCCTTCTAGCGCATAGGTTTCTTGCGCGGTCTAGTTCTTTACTCATGTCACTCCGGTATCGGTAGCCAATGATGTCTGCAATTATACCCACCTCTTACAATAAATGGGTCGCCGGGAGCCTTACCAGCCCACGAACCTTGCCAGATGTCGTTTATTTCATCTTCAGTAAACGTCTTGCCTACATGATCGCGGCAGAACTGTCGGCTATCGCGGATAACGTCGCCGTAATACTTGAACTTAGTGATCCCAGCTTCATTGGCTGTGGCTTTAGTTATCGACGCGCTGTATTGGGCTAGGCTGTCATTCGCCATCTGCGTGGCATAGCGCCGCATGTTGTTACCCAATCGGTCACGAGCATAGATGTTATGCAGCTTATCGACTGCATCTTGTTGTCTTTTGCCTGTAGCTGTTTGCGCTACCTCGACCAGTTGCCTAGCTTCTTCATCATCGGATTGTTGAAACACGCCGTTAATTTGTCCGCGTAACTCAACGATCAGATCTGCTTTGCTTCGGCCTGTCAGTGTGGATTGGTATATTCCAGTTGCTAGGGTGTCTAGCTGTTGATCAGCGATTGCTTGAAAGCCTTGAAACGATAACTGCTGTAACGCTGATATGGCCTCGGGCGCTACTCGTGTGAAAGTCCCAAATTGGGACAGCATCGCGTACTGCCTACCCGCAACGTCTACATATTCATCAATGATATCTTGAACTTCTGATAGAAAATCCACTTCCATCAATCTACGGACTTCTTGCCTAGCCTGTACTGACCATTCTAGGTCAAATAACTTACCGTCAGTATCAGGGGCGCTGTTAACGTATGACGCGATATTACCTTCTAGGGTTTGTAATACCCCAGCCATGCGGCGCTGATGTTCGTCAGTTAGCCGCTCAAGGAAGTCCGCGTAATCATCATTCGCCGCCATTATCAGATGGCTCAATCAGTTCATCGCCACCGGGGACTTCATCAAGGCCAATCTTTTCACGAACCTCGTTCAGACTGACCGCGCCGCTGTCGATGTGATACTTGTAGATTTGAGTACGTTCCGAGAAATCACCAACCGCTCTGGTGCTGTCGATTATCTCTTCATGCGCTTGTGCGAGCTTCTCATCGTCTAACACTAGATCGGCAATCTGCTTGTCGACTTCCTGCATCATTGTCAGAGAACGTACACCGCTGGCTCTAACTTGCTGCAAGAACATAAGCTCTTTGTCGTAATCGCGCAGATCAAACGCATCGGGATAGAACACCTCAACGTCAGGGGTTATGCCCAGCCAGTTACAGAAATAAGTCCAGACATGCTCTTCGGCTAACTCTAATAAATCAGCCTTCTCGGACAGCTTGGCGTTAAGCATTTGGAACTCGGTCTGCATCGCTACGCCTGATTGCGTAATCGCTTCGGTTCCTCGTACTGCGCCCATATGAGCCATTCGATTAATAGCCTCAACCTTATCTTTGATTGATTCGCGTATCGAGTCGATGTTTTGACCACTAGGTTGCAACAGATACGGCTTTAACCCTGCATCGCTATCTTCAGGCAAGTTAATAACCGAACCAGCGCCAGCACTCGCGTCTGCGTCATAGGTCTTTACTAGTGACGGATGGTTGCTGATTCTAATTAGCTGCTCGATCTCACTTAACTCTTGATAGATGGCTTTCTGCATTAATGCAACGTCACTTAGATCGCTAATGCCTACGCCTCGGACAACGCTACGCGCAGCGGGTAAGAATGCCGCCGGAATCTTACCTAGTGGATTGGGTACTTCTTCGATCTTTGTCTCTGAGTGACCGTCATCTTTCCAATACTCGATAACGTCTTTGCGCCACAACCTGTAGTAGCTGATGGTCGTTGTAGCATCTTCACGGTCTACTGACTCACGCAGTTTGAGATAAGTAAGTTCAAACCGTCCGCTAGGTGTGCGCTCGTACTTCCAATCAAATACGTTCTCAGGGGTGAATAGCGTTACATAAGGTCGGATGTCTTGGTCTAGTTCTTCGGCTCGTGTCTGCGCGTTGCTTTGCGGCTTATCTACTAGAATCCAAACGTGACCATATACCGATGACCATATCTGAGCTTGCTTCATGAACGAGTTGAAGTTCATGCCATCTAGGTCAGCGTCATCAATGAACGACTCTAACGCGGGATTGTTAGCCAGCGCGTTGTAGCTTCTAACTGGCGGTACACGCCACAAAAACGACGAGTAGATATGAACGATATTGCGGCAATGGTTATCTACAGGCGTCAGTGAGATGCGACGGTTGTAGTCATCCTTTGACTCATTTAAGTATCCAGTAAGATACGATCCTGCTTGATAATCTTCGCCGCCCATATAAGAGCGCAAATACAACTCCCACCGATCTTGATTTTGGTCATAGTCGGGATGCTGGTATTCAAGAAATCGCATTAAGTCCACCTCGTCGGCTGGGGCGTATCGTGTTCCTTCCTAATCGGGAACATATACTCGATCAAATAACCTAGTGCATCGTTCATGTGGTCGAACCCGTCATCCTTATTCGGCTGGCTGGTGCCTTCTTTATACGTTTGACGCTCTAGGCTGTTGACTACGTTTTTACAATTGGGGCTAACAAATAGCCGCCGCTCTTGTTCGCTCGATAGCAGTCTGCTATTCACCGCGTTAATTCTATCACGAATCGCTGGGTGTCTTGTCCTAACTTTAACTCTAAACCCTGCGTTTTGCAGTATGTTAAGGTCAGTTCGACTACCTGCTGATGTCTTGCGCTGCGCTGATGCTGGGTCAGGGTAAATAGTAATCGGCTTGTTTCCATAGCGGTGCCTGATCTCATCGACCATCTCATCAGTGTTTGACCCGTACATTACGACCTCATCAATCGCGTGTACTACCCCGCCATGCCTAACGCATACAACCGCAGACATCGGATCAACGTTAAAGTCCATCCCGATATGTAACTCTTCGATTGGGCCTTTGTAGGTCTTTACCGATTCTTCACGACTGAACGAGTAGTAAATGATACCGCTGTAGTTAACGAACTTTGCCTCGTACTCCTGCTGGAATGTCCGTTCATCTAGGTCGTGTCTTGCCGCCTCGATCTCTTGTTGCTCTACGTTGCCGCCTTGGATTGTCGTGTACTGAAACGCTCTCCATGACTCGTAACCGTCAACGCCCCTTGTCCATAGGTCATAGAAGTGGTTGCGCCCTTTCGGAGTGCCAATGAATAACGCTGACCCCTTGCGGTCTGATAGCGATGGCCGTAGTACCTCGTACCATGCTTCTGGTCGCATATCGGCAAACTCATCCATCACAACGAAATCTAGCGCCCTACCCCGCAGACTGTCGGGGTTCTCAGCGCCTTTTAGTGAAACGGTTGACCCGTTGCGTAGTGTTACCGTGAGTGACGTTTCGTTTTTGCGCTCTATGTA